AGATCTGTATCATTAAAATCTAGCGTTGTACCAGCGGCGTTTGTTGCGCCGCCAGTGGTGATTGATAATACGCGGAAGCTAAAGTCACGTGCAAAGTCACGTGAAGCTGCTTCACTGTAGAATGTGCTAATCAACTGATTTGTATCTGCCATAAAAATATTTATTCTCCGATCTTTATTTTATTCCATTTTTGTTTATTTTAATTAACCTATAATTTCAGCGAAGTTTTGATTTGTTCTTGTAGCGTAGAAGTTAACTAAGATAAACTCAGCTGTTCTTGTTGGCTTCAAGTAGATATCAATTACAAGTGAGTTGTCATCAATTATTGAAGGTGTATTGTTACGTTCATCACAAATGATCAAGTAGTCATATAATCCACTTGTATTCTTTGCATTATCAAAGATTGGTGTTAGAACGTTTAGAACTCGTGTTCTTGTAAATAGTGTATTAGGCTCAAATACAAAATTTCTCGCAACAGCATTAGTCTGATTTTCAAGTGTTAAGAATAATCTACGTACATTAATACGATCAAATGCACTTGGAATCTTAGACATTGTCTTTTGCCCATAGATAACATAACCTTCATTTGGGAAGAATGCTACAGGGTTGAGTGAGATGTTATATAGCTGGTCGCGCTGCTTTTGATTTGGATAAATCGCAAGATCCACTACACCTGCAACAACGCCACGTGTAAAACCTGCTGGTGCAAACCAAGGTTGGAAATTTGAATCTGTACTAGCCATTGCTGCTGCAGCAAATCCTGAGAATGGTACCCAAATATTTCTACTTGAGGATTGATCAGGTACCTGAACCGCATTTGCGTATGAAACAGTATAACTATTATTAATAGGTGCCATTAGATTGTACAATGGCCAGAAAATATTTGTTGAGAAGTTAGTATTAGGGTCTACAAGTGTCTTAATACCATTCTGTACAAAGATATTTGTTAATGGGTCGGCAATAAAGACATGATCTTTACGTTGTTGTGAAGCAAAGCTTACAAATTGTTGAGCTACTGCTTGATAGTTTGTTGCAATAATTGCATTTATACCGCTTCCGTCTTGAGCTGTAAGGTTTGTAAAGTCAGTCGTACTATACGGTACACTGTCATCGAAATAGCCTGATGTTGCAGGGTTAAATGTATTTGAATATACAGTACCAAGACCTGCTTCAACTACGATTGAGAGAGGATATAGATCGGGATTTGCAATATTGCTTAACATGGTATTAACCTTTGTCGGTACATTACCAATTACTTTAGTTGTTACATTTTCAATTGCATAGTCACCGAGAGCAAAGAGCTGACTTGTTGAACCGTAGGCACTTAGAAGATTAGCATATGTTGCAGATGTTGCACCGGTACGTGTTGCAAAGGTATCTACACCGGTTATACCACCTGTAATCGTATCAAACGGAAGTGGTATAGAACGTGGTGTACTCAAGAAACGTACGTTCTTGTTTGGAATACCACTAAGATTAAGCCATGTAGTGGTATTCTTGTTAGAAATATATGGATTAACAATAGTAATAATACTGTTTGAATTATTATCGACTGTATCGAGATAATAACTTACTGCAGGTCCGCCGTTAGGATTATTAATCTGACGATAATAATCGAGAGATGCGTTATACCCTTCCTGAAGAACATAATCAAGCTGGATTGTATCAGGTGAAAATACGGATTGGCGAAGTTTAAATACACCAATGTTAATTGTGTCATTGAACGCATTACCCGAAGTATCAAATGTTGAGATATTTTCGACAACTTGCGAGATACTGTTTGAAGCGCCTGCGGTTGTTGCAGAAAGTGCAAATGTTAAGCGCTGAGATGGTACATTGATATAGTTATTAGGTGTAATATAGCCTGTATTATTAACAGAAGCAACAGCATTAAAGTCATCGTACTGCGTTGAGCGGTTGAGAGCGGTATTATCAACAATACCAACGTATGCACCCTCAAAACGACTATTAATTGAAGCTTGCGCCGCATTTAATACAATAAGACCGGCTTGACCGAGACTTGATAGAGTGTTAAACGATGTTGTACCGACAGGATTGTATGCTGAAACCGCACCAGCGCTTGTTAGACCGTTAAAGGTAGGATCAGAGGCTGCTTGATTCCAATTAAAAGCATTGCCACGTTGAATATTGAGGAAATCAGTTTCAGTTAAGCTAATGTGTGTCGGAGCTCCAAAAAAATACGTTATACCTGAAGCAGAAGCCGGATAATTAAGGACTGTTGAAGTTAAAGTTGTAATTCCTGTGCTTGTTGCTGAGAGCGTTGCAGCAACAACCGGGTAAACAAGAGCACTATACTGGCTACTATAACCAATACCGGCACCGGTACCGTATGGAAGGCGATAGACCGTAACATTGGCAGGTGATTGAAATACAGCTTTTGTAGTATGATATAAATAACGTTCTGCCGCATTTGTTGGTGTACCAAACACTTGTTCGAACTCAGAAAGTGAGCTAACCTGTATAGGTTCTGAAGTGGGACCCTTAGGGGCAAATCCAGGAATTAAAATGTTTGTTGGTGCTACAAGACTTGCTGCAAGTGAAAGATCAACTTCGCTAATTTGTACGCCGGGACTTTGAATTGTTCTTGCCATATAAAGTATTTATGGTGTTTAAGAAATATTTTTTTAGCTTTTAAAGACTTTCTATCTCTGATACTGGCGTTACATGAAGCTGGGAGTAACTAAAGGTGACTGTGGATTCAAGTTCACTCGAATCCTTATAGGAGAACGAAATTCCACCTAAATTTGTCGGAAATGCGTCAGTATAAGTGAAATTAATTATACGTTTGTTGTATTCATCAAGACCGTAAATGGTTAAATTGGTTTTGTATTGACTATATTGTCCTTTAGCTGTAGAATTAACAATATTTCGAGTAGGAAATGTTAAACCTGTGCTATCATATGTACCTTGCTGGTCATCATTTAAGAAGTTAAGCCAAGTATATAATACCCAATAATTATTAAAACGATTATCTACAATAAATTCAACGGTTAACGGTGGATACGGGTCACGAGAGTAAGAAGTAGTGGTTAAGGTTTGACCAGCGTATCTATTCTGTACAGCGGGTACAGAAATTTCTGGGACAATTGTACCAGCAACAGAGAATTGCATGGTATCTGGTAGAATATTAACATTATCACGTATAAACTTTGATGAAATCTGCTTTAATGCGGGTGGTATATCAAGAACAAGCAAGAATTTATCTTTTCTTGAAAGATTGAATGGACTTTGTGTGTAAGCTACAGCGTTTGACATATTATTATCCTATTAATTTCCAACCTTGACTCTCCATCTCCTGTACATCTGTTCTATCTGGTGTATCGCCGATATCAAAAAGAACAGGCATAGGAATACTCTCTTCTATATTGTTTTCATTATTATACATTGATGAAGGGTTTATAAAATATTTAATACCGTAATCGAGAGATTTGAGTCTGAGCGGTCGTTTATTATCGTCTAACTCTACAATTTCGTAATATCTCTCTGTTATTTCGTTTTCTAGAATCATTAACGCCCAAATAAGACTCATTACTCTGTCATCGTGATTACCGGTACCGGGCTTAGCAGCCCATGTACCATTAGGATAACGTACAAAGTTTTTAATTTCTGATAATGTTTTAATATCTTTTATGCGTATAACATTTAATTCGTTAAACCAGTATCGCATGTTTGTTACGCCTTTATACTTTGTATTAGTATGCGCTACAACGCCTGGATTAGTATAAACCTTGTCACCGGCTTTTGAGGCATAGCTTACAATATTTTCATATCTAATATTATTCTTTAATTGATCCACAACTTGTGCTCCACAATTATTTCTTTCAATTAAAGCTGGTGGTTTGCCCCAATGCTGTAAGATTTCGTATAATTTTGTAGTAAAATTATACGGGCTTATGGTGTTATTGTGATATATTGCTACTTGTTCTATGTTACGTAAATCTGTAATATCCAGAACTTGTATTACTGATGCTGCTTCGCCAACGCCTTCTGAAACATCAACGCCAACAACGTATAATCTATCCATATCCGACTCTTTCCACACGAGATAATGTCCATCATCATACACAAACTTTGGCTCTATACACTCAGCCTTTAACTGATCGAAAAAAGTTTCATTAATGGCACTTTCACCTGACTGTAAGAATGTATTACCAAACTCTTGATCGAATTTTTCTCTACTACCCATTTCACGAATAGTTTTATTTTTCCATTTTTCATCTCTTCCGGGTACCTCCCACCAATCGACACGCTCTGCCTTCCATCCATTATGCTTTTCAGGATCAACTTCCATTGCCCCTTCATAAAGTTCATGAAATAAGTTTCCTGTACCATTAGGTGTACTCGCAACGAAGATTTTTGATTTCTTTGAAGATGATATAATAGGATAAACTGAGGCCCAGAATTCCTCTACAAGGTGATTATCAATGAATGCAAGCTCATCAAGTAAGACGACATTTACTGAATCACCACGACCGGCATCACTACTTGTTGTACTAATACCTATACTCGATCCGTTAGCTAATGACATTGATGTCTTACCGTATTCTAAGACACCTGGCTTGAGATAGTTTGGTAATTTTTCATAGGCCATTCTAACACGCTTAAAGATATTAATTGCTGTCAGCTCTTTATTAGCCACAATAAGAACGCGTTGATCGGTTTGAAAGCAGACAATCCACAACGCATAAATTGTGAATAATGTTGTTTTACCGCTCTGACGTGATGATAACATACATACAAATCGATTATCACGTAATGATCGAAGAATACGCTTTTGATAAAGATGGAGCTGGATCTTTATTTTACCTTCGTCAAGATTAGTAATATAAAAGAAATTCTCAGCAAAGTAAAGAATATTTTTTTTACATTTTTCAATATCTTTAATCCACTCAGGGTTTGATTCATAATCAAACAAAGCGTCCTGTGTAGGTAGACTCTCGTTACCTAGATAATATTGTTGTTTTTCTTTTTTAGTAGCCATTTAGCATAAATAATTAAGCATATATGAATAAAGCACGCAATCTCGTTGAAATGGGTGAATTCTACGCCTCAACAGTACTTACTGAAGCAAAAAAGAATTTCCCGCCTAAAGATACCTTTGCAACACCTGGAAAGAAAACATCTGATGTTGTATTACCTAAAGGGCTCAAGACAAAAGCTTATGATATGCGTGGTCCTTTAAGCAATGAAAATGGAAAATCTCTTGCAGAGCCTCTCGAAGCAAAAAACGCTAAAGGTAAGAAGACTTTTTCAAAAGTAGAAGATTTTTCATCGGCCCACGAAAAAATGGAAGTAGAGCCTATAAATAATTCTATGAACAAATCTATTTTTGATCGCCTCTATGAGGAAGTAATTAACGACAATACGACATCACCAGAAGCAGCTGACCAGCACGATGCTGAAGCTCTCGATCTTCCAAGTACGGAGGAAGGCGGTGACGAAGTAACAATCACCCTTAGTAAGGAACTTGCACAAAAGCTTCACGATGCTATTAAGGCTGTTATCGGTTCTGATGAAGAGCAAACGAGCAGTGATGAAGATCTAAACGTTGACGGTGAAGATGCTGAAGAAGCACACGTTGATGGTTGTAAGTGCAATGATTGCAAGCAAAAGAAAGAGCAGCAGACAATGATCGGTATGGAAGCTACAGAGCTTGAAACACTCGGCGTTGCTGGTTCAGTAGAAAAGGGTGGTAAACATCCTTACGAGCTCGGTGGCGCAGGTAATAACAAGGTTAAAGACTCCTGGTCATCTCATAATGTTGATGGCAGCGAAGGCGAAGGAGAGATTAAAAATCAAAATCAGCCATCTCCTAAAAAGGAAAAGCTTACTGGTCCGACACCTGTAAAGGGTACAGCAAATTATGTTGCATCACTACAAGGTGGTGAGCGTACCAAAAAGAACGTTGGTAAGGTTGTCTTTACTAAATAAGTTAAATAAAAAATAGATTATAAATTAAAGGGCCTTAGCAATAAGGCCCTTTTTTTTGTATAAATACTTTGGTGAATAGCTTTAAAGAGTTCATCAAAGAACAACGTGGTAACTATCTGCGCATTAATCCTGACACAGGGTTACCAAGAAAGCGTAGACATATTGATGGAATGTTTACAAGGCCTGATGTAAAGCCTGTACCAGATTGTCATAAAGCTGATAATAATAGCGTTGACGCTTATGAAGCGCTAAACAATCTCGGTGATGATAGTCATGGTGAAAAAGTTATCACTAAACTCGAAGCTGATAAGCTTATGAAGAAGTTTAATATTACAACAGGTAGCGGTAATTTAAAAGGTACAAAAATACATATTAGTCTGCATCCTACTAAACCTGGATTTTATATTCTTAAAAAGTAAATGAGCATAGAGTCAAAAGATTTTTATACCGGTAACCCTACACCGCAAATCTATCCAGCGAGTATTGATTATACTCCTAATCCCTGCATTCGATTCACCGATAAAGCAAATAACCAAAACGAGCGTATTGTATATGCAAACTATTGGCAAGAGCAAATTAGTTTATATGGTCAACAGGTTTTGTATTATGTAAATACCTTCAATACGCTATCAGCTGATATGCTCTATGGTGAGCAACCAACGCAAACCTTTGCTCCACCAATGCCGGTCACTCTCGGTGTTAATTTAAACGAGAACGCTGTAATGCTCAGTAAGTACGGGCTCATATCGGATGATGAGATTACAGCGTTTATACCATATAAAGGTTTTTCTAGTATCTTCGGCTTAAGCGCTGAGCCAAAATCCGGCGACGTATTTCAAATGTCAGAATATGGTAGCGATCGTATAAACGGTAGAGACGGTAATTTCTATGAGATTACTGAACGTTTAGATCAAGATATCGCGCAAATTAACCCACTCGCTGGGCACTATGTATGGCTGATTAAAGCCAAACGCTTTGAGTGGTCGTTTGAGCCTGGGTTATCAGGTGAAGCGGTTAATCAACAAGTATATGATGATACACGTAATACGTCAGCATCTGGTGCTCAAAAGCCTTATAGCTATAGCGCAGATATAGCCTCGCAACAAGTCTTTAATTATAGTCTCACTGATTATGATAGTGTCTACGGTGGGTATGCTTAAACATCTAGTTTACCGGTAATTTTACTGTAATCAGGTATATTTTCGTTGCGTAACTTTGCAATAAACATATCTGCATCTTTACTAGTTTCAAATGGTAAAATAACTTTTGATTTATCTGAACCGTTAAATGTGTATACTAGCGTATTATCGGTTTGAACAGTAATATTGATAAGCTTATATATTATATTAAGATTAAATTGGTTTTCTAAAGATCTAAATCCTCGACGAGGATCCGATTTTACACTAAAGCTGGTGTTGATAATGTAGTGCATGAATGTGTTGTAACGGTTGTTGTGGAGATAGCATTATTTTGTTCAATTTCATCAAGATCTGACTTCATAGACAAGAATCGCTCGTCAATATATTTTTGAAAAGCAAGCGGCTTAATCCAATCAATACTATTGACATTATTGCGTCTCTTTAGTTGCTCCTCACGTTTACCTACTAACTCAATACCCTCCAACAAACACAGCCAACGCGCATATTCATCATAAGACATGTTATGCTTATTAAGTTCAGTTTTTAGGGTTATTTTTTCTTTTGATAGTGTCAATGACATATCCAAGTAGTGTATAGGAAATTTGCTGAACGTCAATAATATTATTCTCGTTATTTAAAAAACGTGTTAATTTATAAATTCCATCAATATTTTGTATTATTCCGCTAATCGTCGATGTTACCGCTTTAATTACTTCTGTCTTAATATTATCAGTAATATTCGATGCCTGTATACCCTTAGTAAGTATATCTAAAAAAAGGTAACAAATGCTCTTAACGAACTCTTTATCCGTCGATATATCTTTTTTATAAAAAGATGTACCAGCTTCAAATGACTTGTAGTCTTGATACGGTATCTGTTGTTGTAACAGATTTACAACATCATTAAGTGTACTAGGTGGTGCTTTTTCAATACGTGCAGCAAAAAGATCTGATGCCAATTCTTGTGTTAATTTGTCAATACTTTCAGGTATTTCCATAATTTGAATCTATTACAGGTATAGTTGTTGGTATGATTGGTAGCGCGACTGTTTCTGTGACTAGCGCTGTTTCAGGTACAATATATACACTTATATTTTTTTGACAATAATTACACTTATATGCATTATTAGTATTCAATACAATTGGTACAAACTCCGTTTTTTGCTGTACACAAGGACACGTAACTTCAAGTCCTTGAAAGCTAAATTCTCTAATTCTTTCGTTTTCAAGTTTTTTATTTTTTAATTCTACATATGCGTTTAACACTGTTATAAATGCATAATATATGCCAAACTGTATAAGAATGCCAAATGGAATACTATAAAATAAACTTATGTGAAATTGTTTAAGTGTAAGTCCAAAAAATATTGATACTATAATTAGTATACTAAGTTGTTTTATAAATCTACTTAACATTACATTAATATGTTACCATATTAATTGTTAAAATCAAGCATCCTTCTTTGCTTCATCACTAATAACCGTAAATATACCTTTTAACTCAATTAATGATTTATTGAGACAGTTTACAATATTATTAATTTCTCTCTGTGCTTGTACATCTTGTTTAACGAGAGGATTTTTTAACGCGTCCTTATATACGCCAATAGCATTTGATGTACCTGTAAGTAAATCGCCAAGAATAGATGCAGTATTCGGTAAAGGAAATGGAAGTACATTATTTGCGCGCGCATCATTAGGACTCTGTGTGTTCTTGCCTTTATCATCACCTAACAAGTCATTATACTTCATCTTGATTGCACTGAATTCACGAGAAGCCTGACCAGAGACCCATTTATTATAAGCTGATACTGTATCTTCAAATACAACTTTCTTTTTCATGTGAAATTATTTAATCGCTGCTATAAATACTATTATGAGTTATTTTAAGTCGAGATTTGATTATATTCTTGAAGCCGATGAAGCACCTGAAACTGAACACCAGGGACCGGAAACTGATCAAGAAGCCATGGCACAAACACTCGACACAGCAAAGCCTTCTGATTTTAATATACAAGCAGCTGAGCGTCAAAAGAGAGTCGACCATGTAAAGATTCAACAGATCAATACACTTAATGAATGGATCACAAAAATCGATAATTTTATTTTATTCTTGAATGATACAAAGAGTAATTCAATGCAGATTCAACTTCACTCAGCACCCTGTGATACTATGTTTGAAAAAATTGCTACAAGTGAAAAGAAGAAAATCTCTCGTCTTGCAGCTGATCTCGGTAATCTCGGTCAATCTCTTAAAGGGTATCTTGCCTCAGCTAACGATTAAGTTTTAATCTCTGACATAAGGAGTTTTGCCTTTAATCCTGAATAACAATTATCTAGGATAAATTTTGCAGATATTTCGTTAATATTTGCAGCAATACATGCATCATTAAAATCCTTGTACAGTCGACCTACCTTTTCCGGCCATATAAAAACTGTTTCACCTTGATCGATTAAGCGCTTTGTCTTTGTTTTACTTGCAGAATCTAACCATTGACTGTCTAGGACCCATATTGGCCTAGCCAATTTAAAAATATTAATCTGTAATTGCTGTAGCGATGAAAACATATTATTACTGTTCTCCTGAATACCGGCTACAGCTGTCCCGTTTTTAACAAAAGATGCATCAATAGGACCTTCAAATATAAAAATATTATCAAGTTCAGGATCAATTTTATCAAGATTGAAGAGTGATTTTTCACCGTTAATTTTACTAAGATACTTTGGAAGCCTGTCGTTAGATTGTTTTAGTATCGTACGTGATTGGTAAAAAACAATTTCACTTTTTTCATTATAAAACGGAATTATTAATCGATTTTTATGTATTTTGTCGGTTAACGACAACCAGAGAGATGTTGGTCGGTTAATAGCTGTATCAAGCTTTCTACTTTTAATTAATTCTAGAGCCTTTTGTATGACAGGATTATCTTTATGATAATCGATTTGGCTGTTATCGAATAAATTAATACAATCTAACGGCAACCTGTGTATTATTTTTTGTGTATTAGTGTGATCTTCTTCCTTTGATACATCTTCAGGCAATATATCATATGTTTCAACTTCTTTAATAATCTCATCGTATGTTTGATTAGATACTTCTTGTATCCATTTTAATGGCTTACCGAACCAGCCACAGTTATGACAGCAAATTATGTTATTATCAACAATATAATAACATCTACGCTTTTTTAGCCAAGATGTACCTTCTCTACAAATCGGGCAACCGGCTTCATACGTATTAGATATTTTTTTGTATTTCGGGTAACCGGCGTGCTGATAAAATTTTTGAACAATATATTCCTGAGGAAGTATCACTACTTGAATATAGTCACTTTCTTAGTCAAATACAAGAAAAAAATTTAAGCTTCAGGATTACCGAGATCTTTGATCGAAACAACACCCTTACGAATAAACTTACCGGAAGCTGGGCAAATATATTCAGCCTCAACAATTTCCTGGTTTCCGCGAATGTATGTTTTAAGTCTAGGTCTTACTGGTTCACCACTAATAGGTGACTGAATAACCTTTGGTTGAATAATATCCATATACGTACTTAGTCCTCCCTATCCTTTAATGCTATTGTTGATTTATTCTTTTTATATTGCTGTAAACATGTCTTATGTACGTATGAAGGTAATTTTTCAACAATATCAACAATTTTATTGCTTAATCCTGTATCGAATTTTTCTACAGGTATGTGTCTAATATTCATTGTTGGTAGTGAAAGAAATGCGTATTCACTACCGATCTGCTCGGTATATACAAGCAATTCACCGAGATACTTACCTGCTGTTACAGCGTAAATAAAAGGTTGTTTAGGGTGTTTTACCTTAAGCTTAATCTTGCTCAGTAGATTCATTTTCTATATGACTATGAAAAAACTTATTAATTAAAGTTA